CCTGCGCGAATCTCTGCCAGGTCGGCACGATTCAGCTGCCGCTCCCCCATGCGGAAGGACTGACCCCGTAGTACCGCAGCCTCGGCGGCTAGGTACGTCTGCAGCATGATTTGAGCGGGAGTCGACATGGAGGTAGTTTGGAGACGCGGTCGTCTCAACCGTTACCAGCCGCGTGAGACGATCAAGAATCTGCGCCGCGCAAAATCAGTTACTTACAAGGCAGCCGTCTCAATCTTTGCCAGAAGGTGAGACGGGCCTTGAGTTCTCAGCTCGCTTTCGTCGGTTTAGGCAACCCGCCAGGGAATAAGCGATAGAGAGCGGCTCTCGATATCCCGTGTCTGCGGCAGACCAATCGCCAGTTTTGTCCCTCAGCAAGCTCGGCGCGAATCGCCTCCACGCGTGTACACGATTTGTCCTGCACAGCCGCCTTAGGGATGTGCAGACGCTCACCGCCGTACTCGGTTTGCAGAACGGTCAGCACCGCCGTCGCATAGGGCATCGCGTGCTCCTCGTTCAAACCGGTTTGCTCCACGATGCCTCGAATTACCAGGCGACGCAGCTGCTCGGCAGCATCGATGTCGCGCGAGTTGCTCATAGGCGACTACTCCAACCGCTGGACCCAAAGTCGTCGCGTGACGTTTCACGGGAATCGCGCGCCAGCCGCGCCGGGGCCGGCGAGGGCCTTTTCACGACCTGGGTCACCGACGGCGCGGGTGCTGCAACGTCCGCCGCCGGCAATGCCGCAGCCGGCGGGATGCTAAACAGATCGTTTTCCGGCTGCACCTGCTCCTCCAACTGATCCCACCATTTCGCCTTCTTGGGTCCCCACAGGTCGAGCCGTTCCTCCAGCCATATTTCGTAGGTCAGGCAGTCCTTGACCTCGATTCGCTTGCGCGTTGCGGTCCACCTGGACTCCGACCCGCCCTTCATCCTCCGCGTAGCGCGGATCTCGCCCGCCAGCTGTTTGAACCATTCGGGCGAGAGCTGATCTGACAGATGCACGTAGCCCGGCCCCGGGACGGCAACGTCCAGCCGCGACTGGAACCGATCCTTCGCGAGGTTCGTGCCCACGTGCCAGAGCACCGGCCCGTGCTTCTCGATACGCCCATTGAAGCGGTAGCCGACGCGGCTGTTGCCGTTCTCGATGGACCGCTCCTGGCCGCTTGAGCCCTTCACCGCGTGCACACGCAACGACTTCAACTTGTGTGCGAAGGCGTACACAGCGTCGGCATGGTGACCGCCCGAGTCGATTGCGGTGGCATATATCCGTTGCGCTCTGCCACAGGCATGTGTGTATTCCTGCTCACGCAAGAACGCCTCAGCCTCGGTCCAGACCTCCATCTGTGCAGGGTTGCCGAAGAACACGCGGTGGTCGATCGTCCACATTTGACCTCCTCGCCCGACGCCCCAGACGCCAGCCTCAATCCGGTTGTCTTGGGTATCCATGCCGCACAGGAGCAGCAAGCAGTCGCGGGGCATCGTCTTGAGCGGGAACGGCTCGGCCCTGTTCGCCAACTCATCAGCATCCGTGCGTTCGACCTCTCCCTCCCAGGTCTCACCCAGAGTCGTGTTGGTCCATGCCTTCAGTTTGCTGTCGTCGCCTTCCTGGTGCTTGGTGTACGCCTCCAGGAACTCCCGGACAATCTGCTGCCACGCAACTGCTGGGCTGTAGGCGGTCCAGATGTGGAGCGCCACATGACGGGGAGCCTGGACCACGTGGCCCTCCGGCGTGGTGAAGCGCCCATCGGCGCGAAGCCAGAGATCACCGCGCGAGTTCACCCATTCGCCTTGCTCAGCCGCCAGCAGATACTCGCCCTGCGTCATTGGGTACGTACAGTGCGGGCAGAGGTGGTAGACGTGGACAACGCCGCCAGATGCGTCTCGCTCGAACTTGAAGCCGTGCGATTCGTCCTTGCCACCCCACGTCAGTGCGTGGAAGGCGTCGCATTGTGGGCAGCGTACCTGGTATGTGAATCGCTCATCCGCTTGCGAGTAGCGCGTATCCACCAGGCTGAAGCCCTTGAGCTTCGGGGTACTGCCAGCCACGAGCTTGGGGAAGGTGGCGCCTTCCAGGCGCTTGGCGGCCAGCGAGTCCGGTGCGCCCTCCTTCTCAATGTCGTTGTCGAACGCGTCCAGCTCGTCCAGCAGGGCAACGTCCACAGAGATTCGACGGTAGTTCTTCGCGGCCTTGCCGCCGCGCACGCGCAGAAGCGAACCGATGAACTTCTTCTGCTGCAGGGTGTTGTCCTTGTGACGGGCCAGGTAGGCCGGGAACACCGCCCGCATGCACTCCACGTCACGCAGCATGGGTTCCAGCTCCGACTTGACGAAGTCGTCGGAGTCGTCGTCGGTCGGCTGCCAGATGCATTGGTTCCGGCGCCGGTGCTCTGCGTTGTAGCCAAGGAAGGCCAGGAGGATCTTGGTATACCCCACACGCGCCGACTTCTTTACCGAAACCTCGGTAACGTCGTCGTTGCTGATCACCGCCATCAGGCCGCGCTGGAACGGCCATGGCGTCCACTTCTGCTCAACGTAGCTTGACTCAGCAGACAGGTAGAAGTGCTCCCGAGCCCACGCCTCCAGCGTGATGGGCTCCTGCACCGCCCATGAGGCTAGTCCGCGCTGGAGATGCCGTTCTACGGCCTGCAGCTGGCTGGCTTCGATTCCTCGCAACAGGGTCACTGGTCATCGTCCTCGGTAGCGACGGGCATAGCCGCAACGGCATCCGAATCTGCATCATCATCTGCATCCACGTCAGCCAAACGCATGGATGCCGCGAGGTTCCTGGCCTTGGCGACAATCTGCGTGACCACATCGAGGTCGGCAGCTGTGAGCTGCGGCAATCGACGGCGCAACGTCCCCGGGATGGTTTCAAGAATGCGACCCGCCCGCGCGCCGACCTTCGACAGAACCTGTTCCATGAGGTGCGCTGGCGCCAGCTCTCCCCGGGTGACAGCGTTCTGCATTGCCAAGCGGTCAGCCTGCTCACGCGCCAGCCTGGCGCGTTCGGCGGTCAGGTCTTTCCCAGCCTCTCCGCCACGGCCTGCAGCCACTTCGCGGAGATGGTCGCAGTAGGCGAGCAGCCATTCGTCACCAGCCGCACCGTCAGCCAGCACACCACGACGCACCAGGTCGCTGACTGCCTGCTGGGAAATGCCCACCAGATCGCCGAAAGCACCCTGCTTCATCGGACTGCTCAGATCAGAAACCACTACAACCCCCTTGGAAATGCGTCATGACTAGCGAAAATCTGCGCGACCGAATACCCGTGGAATTTGAGGTCGGGGAGGACCCATCGGCCTGCCCTCTCCCCCCTGCCCCTTCCGGCCGACCAACCGCACGATGATTCGCGTGGAACATGCCAGCCGTCCGCACCGTCCAAACCATCAAGGCAAGGTCTGGACGCCCGGAACCCACGCCGTTACAACGCTGTCCACACTGTCCATACCGTCCACACCTATTTTTTTGAATTGAGTAATGGAGAACTGAGGCGTTCTGTTGGTACATGTACGCGCGCGAGAAATGGTGTGGACGGTCAGGACAGCGCTGTCGCAGTAGGCGGCAGGTCTGGTCAGTGGTTCGGACGGGTCTGGACGAAGCTGGAGAGGTCTGGTCAGAAGTCAGGTCCACTGGGGGCCTCCTGCCTTGACCTCTGTACGGTTGCCAGCCAGTCATCGATTGCGAGGCCAGGCCTGAACCACCGTGGCTCCCGGCCGCCGTCGTCGGGCCAGCGCCTGCGCTGTTGCTCCCAGCCCAGCGTCTTCATGATCGAGGCGACCCGCATCTGCTCGGGCTTGCCGTGCTTGCCAGGGTCCAAGCCGATGGCGTACGTCAGGAGGTTGTCGGTGGTCGCCCAGTCGATCTGCGGCGCCATCGCCAGTCGTGTCGGGTACTTGCTCGGCTCCATCCGAAGGTCGAGCCACTGCTCGACTCGCCCCTCCCAGCTGTCGCCCACATACCTGCTGGCCTGCTCCTCCTTCGCGTCTGCCGGCAGCTCCCACCACTCGAACCCGGCGTTGAACATGGTCACAGCCTCCGCCCACAGCTGGTCGCGCAACGTTGCGATCGCGGCGATCTGCACGTCGCCGTCGGTTCGCACGGGGAGGAAGCGCCGCCCACCGGTCGGGTCGCGTAGGTACTGATGCTCGTTCGTGGTGCCGGCGAACACGCATTCGCGGCGGTAGGATCGGGGCACGCGCTCGTAGGGCGCACGGAACTTGTCCACGCGTCTGGTGATGGCGGTCTTTACGCTTGTTACATCGGCCTTCGAGAAGGAGTCCATCTCGCCGATCTCGACGCCCCATGCCCCTTGGATGACCTGGTAGAAGTCCTTACCGCTTGGGGATTCGCTGGTCTCGACAAACCATTCGCTGCCGAAGATCGCGCGCAGGGCGCTTGACTTCCGCTTGCCCTGCTCACCTTCCAGCACCAGCATGAAATCCACCTGTGCGCCCACGCTGGGCTGCTTGGCGTCTACCCACAAGATGCGAGCCACGGCACTTACCATGAAGCACTGCGCTGCGCGCAGGCTGTAGGCATTGTCCGCCGCACCAAACAGCTCGACGAGCATGCGCTCGACGCGCGGGACGCCATCCCATTGCAGGGCACCGAGGTAGTCCTTGATTGGATGACGGCGGTGCCGGCGCGCAACCGCGATGACAGCCTTCAACACCAGGTCATCACTGCACTTCATCCAGTAGCGATCCGGGTGCTGCAACCACGCCGCCAGCTCGTAGGCATCCGAGTCGATGAACTCGTCCCTGCTGCCACCTGTCCATGGTGGATCTCGGTGCAGCTTCACCTGGTTGCTGGAGTCGTTGAGCCACCACAGCCCCTTCAACCGATCGTCGTTCTCCATGATCAGAATCAGGTTGTGCAGCGTGCCTTCGACATTCCCATCGCGATTTCTGGTTAGGTGCTCCTTCCAGGCATTGGGGTCTACCCCGCCACCGCCTGGCGGTGGCGCACCGCCGCCATCGATCACTGTCATCCTGCGCCTTGTCCCCACGCTCATTGCCGCATTGCCTTTTCGTAGCCCCGCGCCAGGCGCAGGTATTCTCTTGCCCGCTCCAGGCGCAAGCGCCGAGAGTGCTCATATGGGTTATCTAGGGCTGCCTGGGCCGCGATTCGGTAGGCCCTGGCGAGCTTCGCATTGGAGTGCAGCACTCGCTCCTCCAGCCTCCTGTCATGCGCCATTGGCAGCCACCACGTCGAGTTCAATCACGCGGTTTGCGGCCCAAGCCGCAAGCTGTCGAGGCGTCCAGCCGTCGCGCTCCAACGCATCTGCGATGTCCCAACCATCGGGCTGGCCGGTCACATCCACAAAGCGGATCGATCTCGCCCCTGCACGCTTGAGCAGCTGGGCGACCCCCGGCTTGAACTGGTTGGCGTCGTTCCTCCACCCCAGCATTGCCTGCCGCCCAGGAAGGTCAGCATCGGGCCAGAGCACGCAATCCCGACCGGCCAGTGGCGACCAGTCCGCTTTCGTGACGGCCTTTCCGCCTCCCGACCAGCTGATAGCCGCATAGCCGGGGAATGCACGCGCCCCCACGTCCCGACACTTCTCTCCCTCTGGGATCAACACCGGCGCGTCGGGTTTCGCTGCCAGGGCATCCAGCCCATACAGCGGCCGCGCCCCGGGAAAGCTCTCAAGGCACCACTGCTTCTGCCCGGCCGGTCCGACGCACCAGGTCACTTGGGGCGTCCACTTCTTCAGCTTGCGGCTGTCGTGGTCGATGAACTCACAACGCAGCACGTACCCAAGGATCTGCCCTTCCCCGTTGCGGTAGGGAAACACCCTGGCCGGCTTCATCCTGCGGAGCTTGTCGCGCTTGGCGTTCCAGATCGGCACCGTCCAGCCGCTGTCAGTCAGCAGTCCGGGCGCATCATCAGGCACGGGTAGGATGGGCACCCACTTCACCCGCAAAGACTCTTGGCTCGGGAGTTTCTCGCGCTCTGCCGCGACGCCCAACTTTCCGCCACTGAGCTGTGCACATGCGTCAAGGAATCCGATCTTCAGGTGATGCACCAGGAAGCCGATCACGTCGTCATGCGCGCCGCAGCCGAAGCAGTGGTAGAAGCCTTTAACTTCGTTGACAGTGAAGCTCGCCGAGGACTCGTCGTGAAATGGACATAGCCCGCTGTACTCCCCGCGACCGGCTGGCCTCAGCTTGACGTAACGACCGATGACATCGGCGATGTTTGCCGACTCGCGTATTGCATCGGTGTCTACGGAACTGTTCGCCATCAGCGGCGCCTCGCGGCTTGTGATTCGCGACGCTCAATCATCCACCACTGCACCCGCAGGTACTCGGCAATTCGCTGCCGGCAGCCAACGCCACCGGTGCAAACGCCCGGCGCTTGGCAGGCTTCTGCGATCTGGTCGATCTGTGTGCGCCATTCTGCGCGCGGCTGACGCGCGATCAGCAGTGCCTGGTGCAGACATCGATTCACACCCAACGGATACCTCCTTCATCGAGCTGGCGCTGGGCGCTATCTCTACGCTCGGTCTCTTGGCGAATTCGCTCACGCTCTGCCAGTGCTTCATCACCCACTAGCCCTGGCACTGCATCGGTCAACGCAAGTGCGGCAAGCTCCATGGCCCGCCGCGCGGATGCGCTGGCTATTCCACGCCTTCGATACCGAGATCGACGGGCGTGGTCCGTACCCACGTCAGTCCTCCGTCCCCAGCTGCCCAGCCGCACGGCACGCATTGCGCTCCAAGCGGTAGCAGAGCTTGCGCACCTCGCGCGAAAGGTCTTGGATTCGATCTGCCTCGGGAACGCTCAGGCGTTGATCCGCTATCGCGTCGATGCCCGCACCAGCCAACGCCCCCGTCAGCTTGTGCAGTTCCAGCAGCTTCGCCTGGATCGCGGCCAGCTCGTCAGGCCAACCACCCTGCGGCGGTGGCGGTACGTAATCGACCATCAGGTCGTACTGGGCAGCAAGGGAGCAGACCCAGTCAGTTGCAATCTCCTGCGTACCGACGAATAGCTGCAGGTAGTCCGTCAGGATCTCGGCCATCTCCATCGAAACGGACTCGCCATCGACGCCCCTGAGCTTCTTCCTCAGCGTTTCCGCCGAGATCGACTTGCCACGGCGCTTGCTAATGTGCGCGGCCGCGTCCTGCAGCCCCCCAGGAGCACGGGTCACTGCGTTGTGCAGCGCGTCCCGCCAATAGAGGTCAGAGCGACGGCACGTCATGCGCCCCCCTGAAATGCGCCATCGATCATCGTGGAAAAGCTGACTGCGGCGGGGACAACATTGACCGCATGGCAGAGATCATCAGTTTCCCGCAGCGCATGCGCTTCACCGCTGTCCGCACCTATGACGCCGCAGCAGGCGTCGGCGGAGTAGTAGCGGTGCTGTTTGCGCCCGCAAACCTGGCTCATGTCTGCCGACGCGGTCATGCAGTTTCAGCCGGCCAAATGTCGGGACGGATTGCGGCGAGCGCCAACGGCTCGCAACCCAGCGCGACACCGATCTCGACCGATGCCAGCTGAATCTTTCGCGCCAAGACCGGGCTGGGCTTCTTGTTCCTCCATCCGGTCGCGCACTGCCACAGGTATCCCTCAGAACTGCCGGTCAAGGCAGCGAGGCGCCGCTTACGTTCGGGGTCCGAAATGAAGGTGAGTAGGTCCATAGGGGCATTATTTAGCCCGGAGCTAAACCTCATTGTCAAGCGCTCAGCGCAACTTCCCTGTTTAGCTACTAGCTACGCTTGGCGTATGGATGCCATCACCGCCAGACACCTCAACCTCCAGGCCCTGGTCGCCACGCTAAAACCCCAGTTGGGGACGCAGAAAGCGATCGCCATCCACCTGGACATGGCGCCTTCCTATCTGAACCAGCTATTGAACGGCAAGAAGATGGGGGATGACGTTGCGCGCAAGATCGAACGCGCGGCCGGGCTATCCCATGGCTGGCTGGACCAGCCGAGGTCCGACGACGACGCTGGTGCTGGGGCCGCTGCTGGTTCTCAGGATCTGCGAATCGACCCTGAGATCATCGCCTCCGCGATTAGGCTTGTGAGGCTGACCTTCGCCAACCTCGGAATTGATGACTTCAGCAATGAAGAAGACGGTACACCACTGGCTTATGCCTACGAGTACCTCTATCAGCGAGGTGAGGCAACGGTAACGCCCGACAACCTGATCGACTTCAGCAAGGCGCTTGCGCAAAGGCTCAGGGAGAAGGATGGAGAAGCAGAAGAAGGAGCCCCCAGCCGCGGGGACACTCGAAGCATTGGCCCAGGTGATCGCTCAGCGCGTCGCAAGGCGTGATGGGCAAAGGCCCAAGCTGCGTCTGGTCGAGAACCCTAGGCCATCGACCATCGATGGCGTGACGCGAGACAGCATCCTCCGGCGTATCCGCTGGCTCCGCGATCACTACAACCTGGCTTGCTTGATCGATCAGGCAACGTTCAACACGCCAGGCATCGACTGCCTTGAAAACGACGCGCTGGCGCGTCTGCACCGAGAAATGGAAGCCGCGAGGGAATGCTGCATGGACGGAGTTCCGCTGGATGAGGCTGGCTTCATCCGGGACATTTCCATCCAGGACGCGTGACCCTGAACCAGAGCAAGTGGGCGCGCAAAGCGCCCACACTTACGGCGTGCTGGCACCCGAATATTTTTCCCGCGTTGCTCGCTCTCGCTCAGCCCGAGCGTCACCGCACCGCTTCCTTGCCTCGGCCATCTGGCTGTCCGCAGAAATCCTGTCAGCGGTCTGGGCCTGCTGCAAGCTAGCAATCTGAGACCGTATACCAGACGCATAAGTGGCGCCGGCAAGGTTGTTCCTTGCCGTAGCAAGTTCACGGTTCAGCGCGGCGATCTGACGCGACACATCCTGCCCCCGGGCGCTGACCGGGCCGTAGATCCTGCTCTGCTCCGAGGACACACAGTTGCGCTCGGCGATGCCTGCATCAGCAAGCTCTGTCGTTTGGTACACCGCCGCGCGATTTGCAGCCTCGCCCGAACTCTCCGTGGCAGCGCGGTTCGACCGCAGCTTCATTGGGGCCGCATCTGCGGAACATGGCGCCTGCGAGTAGACCGTCTCGCCACTCCTCCCTTTGCACTTGAACACCTCGGCCGAAGCCCATGGCGCGCACGCAAGCGCAACCCCTAGCACCATCAACCTGCTCCACATGTCAGCCTCCATGGCCCCTGTATGCCTAGGAATTATCAGGCGAGACCGGCTTATTTTCAGCCCCGCGCCACAATTTAGCTATCAGCTATTGCAATCAGAATTTAGCTGTGGGATAAATTCTCCCGCCGGCCATCAGCCGGCGGGCGACCGGCGGGTCGCCACCCTGCCGGCCCCTCCCCTCGCCGGCAATAGCCGCCCCCTCGGCACCTGACCCGCCGGCGCCCTCCTTCGAACAGGAGCGCGCCATGTCCCATCGCTACGCCGATCCAAGCCCCTGCCTGCTGCCGCTGTTGGCCGTGAAGGCCCTGCGGGCCGTGGCAGCCCGCGATCACAGCACCGCCCGGACCCTTTGGGTTCGCAGCAAGGGCGAACACAACCGCAACCAGCGGCGCCGCTCCCGGCGCATGGGCGTCGCCAGCCTCCGCCTGGAGGCCTGCTCGCGCGACCTGTCGGCTGAGGTGCGGGCATGAGCGCCGCCGAAACCGCGCTGGCAACCCTGGAACGCATTGCAGGGACAAACGCCGAGTTCGGCGCCGTTGCAGCTGCCACGCCGGACTTCATGATTCGCGTTGGCGAATCCATGTTGAAGAAGCAATCCGCCGATCTGCGCAAGGCACATGCCCTGCTTTCGGAATTGGTCGTGCAGGGCGACCGCCTGACCACTGCGTTCCGGGCACTGGGCGTCGACAACAGCCTGATCAATCGCTCGCGGCTCGCCCGAGCGTGCGAAGAGTCGTTGGTCGCCTTCGATGCCGCGCTCGCCCGTGCCAAAGGAGGCGCTGCATGACCCGCCGCCTCCGCCTTGCATGGGCAGCCGTCGCGCTGGTGGCGGCAGTTGTCGTGCCACTGCGTATCGCCGAGATCCACCAGGCACACGGCGACCGTGATGCAGCCAAAGCACGCTGGCCGATCAGCACCTCGGTGAGGGGCTGACCATGCGCCAGACCGCTCGCCCTCTCCCCGACTCAGTGCCTCTGTGCGGGCTAGGCCATCGACCGCAGATCGTCGTGACCGAAGGCGCCCCGACCGGCCACCTCCTAGGTGCTCCCTGCCCGCCGCTGCTGCACATCGAATGTCATAGGTGTGGCCTCGCCACCCGCCCGGTACCGATGGAAAAAGCCGCGCTGGCAGAGCTGCGCTGGACGGACCCAAGCCTCGCGCACCTTCGCATCCCGATCTCCCTGCTCGCCCGCCATCGCGGCGAGGTCCTGGCCGAGATCGCCGCCGACTCCCCTTCCACGCCCATCGCTGCCTGACCAGGAGAACAACCCATGTCCGCTCCACTCAAGCCGAAGGAAAAAGCCGCGTTGCTCGCAGCGCATGGCGCTTCCGACCTCAGCCTCCACCGCACCGCCAACGGATTCGCGCCCCGCAACCACCCCGAGAAGCTTTTCACGCGCCGCGTCATGAACTGGCTGGATGAGCGCGTCCTGATCAGGTACGACGACCCGCAGCTGCCGCGTAAGGCGACCTTGACCGCCACCGGCATCGCCGCCGCCGAGGCAGAAATCGCCAAGGCCCGCGACCTGGCAATGACGGCATGAGCGTGCAACCCACTCTGCCAGTGGAGCAGCAATTCGCCACCGGCCATCAGGGCGAGTCACTCGTATTGATGGTCTGCCAGGGCTGGCTATGGGCCGGCCTCTACACCGCCGCGCCGCGCGAGTCGCTCCTGAAGGTCGCCGCCAGCGCCAGCCGGAGCGTGGGGGTATCGCACCACTCGCTCACCCTCGGCGGCGTCTCATTTTCCCTCAACCGACTTGCCGCCCAGGCCGCGCACCGCTGGCTCGACCGCCAAGGCGTGCGTGTTCGTTCGATCTCCCCCAACAACCGCGCTACGCGCCGCACGCGAGGAATCGCCGCATGAACCGCTCTGTTGTCATCTACGGGCCGCAACGCTGCGGCAAGACCTCCAACGCACAGGAACTGCGCACGCACTTTGGCCTGCGTGAGGTACTGGACGACTGGGACGGCCACACCGCGTATCCACTGGAGGACACGCTCGTCCTGACCAACAATCCGGATGCCGTTGCTCACCACTCATCGCGTGTCCTGCACCACGGCTGGGCAATGCGCGAAATGCTCGCGGAGGCCCGCGCATGAGCGCCCGCCCGCAACAGATCGGCCGGGCCGCCGAAGTGCGCAAGGTCCTGTCCATGTTCCCGCAAGGCGCTACGGTCGAACAGATCAAGACCGCTGGTCGCATCAACAGCACGCACCAGGCTATCGGCTACACGTTGAAGGGGTTGGCGCGCAGCGGCCAGGCCATCTGTCACCGCTCGGGCGTGCGCGGGATCTGGCGCCTCTCCAGCCACACGCAACATGCGATCGCGCCGCTGCGCGCGGCACCCGCGCGTGAACGACCGACCTGCGTGGTAGGTCCGCTCACCGGCGTCAGTGACGCGGCGACCACGATTCGTCACAGGGAACTCGACCGGCAGCAGTTAGCCGACGACCTGGACGCCTTCCTCGCAGCGGGCGGACACATCGAGGTGCTTGGGCACACCCCACTTCGCCCGCAGATGAGCCGGCACGCCGCCAACCACGGCAGCTATGCAGAGCGCATGGCAGCCCATGAGATGGACTGAGGCACGCATGAGCAGCAAATCCCACGCCGCGACCGCCACCGAACCCGGCAGGCCCGGCAGTACCTATTCCGATGGCCCCGTCTGGCACGCCTTCGGCCTCAGCCGCGCCGCCTATCACGTGGTGCCGCGACGCACCCTGCAGTCGATGCCGATCGAGTGGCAGGCGCGCTTTGTCGCGCTGATCGAGGAAGCACGCGAAGTGCTTCCTGATGAGGCTTTCCCTGAGTACCAGGTGATTCGCATCGACGCCGGCCGGTTCGCCTCCGACCCGAACCGGCGCTATCGCCATGCCGCGCCCTTCCCCCTTCGCTCCGCTGGCGCCGAGCAGGCGCCCCAGATAGCGCCGCTCGCAGGCGCGTTCGTCAACACCGACACCCAATTCAAACAGGCCCGCCGATGACCGCGAACCTCACGCTTCTTCCCACGAACTGTCCCGTTCTGCGCGACGCGTTTGAAACGATCAGCGCGATCGCTGTCGAGGCTGTGTGGCTGCCCAACCAGGCGAAGGCCATCACCCTCGCGCAGGCCCAGACCGCGCTGCGAGACCTGCACCACCGCCTGCCGCGCTTGCAGGATCTGCGCGTGTTCGAAGCCGCCGTAACCGCCTATGTGGCGACTCTGCGCAGCAGCATGCAGGACGGCGACACGCCTCTCTGCGATACCACCCGTGCCCGGCTGGCGCAGGCGACCGAACTACTGGAGCTGGTCAGGAATCAGTCCCGCACCGCTGTCGATCCAGCGGACCCGTGGCGTGGCCTGTACCACCCCAGTCGGCTCCCGGCGCGCAAAGCCGACGGCGAGATCCCGTGCCATCCGGATGTGCCGATGTGGGCTGACGGTCGCGAGGTGTCGTTGCGGCCGTTGTTCCTCGCGCAGGGATTCGACCTGCAGGTGACGTTTGGCGACTTCACCGAAGAAGCCGTGGAGAGCGGCGACCATCGTTACTGGGACGAGATGCGCGCGTGGCAGCCCATTGGCCCCGGCGCAGATTGGCGCCTGGTGTGGCTGGGTGACACCGAAGATGGCCCAGCCGCATGGTTCGTGCAGCCCTTAGCCCTCGCCGCCCACCGGCCGGTGGGGGAGCCAATGGTGTGGCTGATCCACTGGTCACACCAAGGCGGTCAACCCGAGGCGACCACAAGCGCAAGCCGCGTGAAGGCAGTGAGCATGCTGTCCAACCCGCCGCGAATCGAACCGCTCTACACCTCACCGCCCGCGCAGTCCGTGAACCTCGGCGAGGTCATCGAGCAGATTGCCGAGCAGTGGGACGGATGCAGCTACGCCGCCGTGGGCGAAACCATCGACATTGGACAGGCGATTCGGGCTGCGGGTAAGCGGCTCACCGACAGCCGGGCGTTGGGCAATGGCTGACCAGGTGACCACCATCGTGCTGCCGGGCGCCGAGCTGCGGATCCTTCGCCACGCTCTGGGCGTCGGCGACGGCGGCCTGGAGCGCAGCTATCGCAACCATTTCGTGACCGGCAAGGGCGGAGCCGACCACCAGCACTGCATGGCGCTTGTCGAGCGTGGATTCCTGGTCCGGCGTGCGGGCAACGCGATCACCGGCGGCAGCGACCTGTTCAACGTAACCCAAGCCGGCCGCGCAGCGGTGCAGGAGCACACCCCGCCGCCACCGAAACTGACTAGGTCGCAGCAGCGCTACCAGCAATTCCTGCGCTACGACGGTGGCGTGACGTTCGGCGAGTATCTGCGGGGGGGGCGATGAAGGCGATCAGCCGCGCAAGCCGCGGCGCGCGAAATGGGCTGCGCTGGTGCTGGAGGAGGTGTGCTCATGGGTGAGGAAACGCGCTACATCCTGTGCCACCCCGAGCCTTGCG